AAAATCACCCTTATTCTTTTATTTTGGTTTTTAACAGTTCCTCAAAACAATCTTTACATAAATTCGAGCGTTTTGTAATCATTTCTTTTAGTTGATTGCAATTAATGCACTTTTTAACCATGTGCCTATGTCCCTTCTTTCTTGGAATTTTGGCCATGGTGCCGTTTCTTGTTGTATTAAAAAAAGCGCTATGGTAACAGGCGAAAACCATAACGCTTTTTGGGCTGTGCGGCTATCGGTTGCCACCCCCGCATAAACTTACCCGGTATGCGGCCCGGGTTAACCCACTCCCTTACAATGTCATTGTACCATATTTTTATAAATTTGGGACAAGCGTTTTTTATTTTGTTTCGTTGAATGGCCGCCCGGCGCTCAAACCATTCCGTTGCCGGTATCGTCTGATTACTTCGGCCTTTTCGTCGTCGGTCAATTTGTAAAAATCATTTGGCAAGCGGTTGAGCAACCCAAAAAACTTTAGTGTTTCCAATTCCCTAACCATTTTTTCGATTTTCTCATTGTCCATGGTTTACCTCTCCCTTTGTCCCCATTTTTTCAATGGTGCTAAATAGCTTTTTTCGCTCGGCCGGGCGCAAATTGTTGACCGCCTCAACCTCACGCGCGGCCATTTGTTTTATTGCATCCATCATTTTAGCATGCGTTTTTGGGCCGATGCCGGGCACTTCTTTAATTGCTTCCTCGACTAAATCCCATGTATCATTGCATCCTTGTATATATGCCCGTAATAACTTTTCTCGCATGCCCATTTGTTACCCACTCCTTACTTATAAACTACTTCATAACCTTTTTCCCGCGCCATGCGTTCCATTTCAGCGGCTCCCTGCTTATGGTCGTGTTGGGTATAGGCTTTTAATTTGCCGCCAATGTGAAGCTCATAGCGGCCCTCTTTCTCGTTCCATGTAATCGTTGCGGTGTTATGCATTTTGTTCCCTCCAAATATTAAAATAAATCAACGTACTTAATACCAAACTCAATGCCCGGATATTCACTATAAACCTTTTGCGGGTTTGTATATTTGTAAACCCGCGCATCGTCATGCCATGCAATGCCTTTTAAACTATCTTTTAACCCTTTTAGTAGGTTGTCCAAATCCGGTGTATGAATGTGCGGCATACCCTCACTAATCTTTATTTGCTTTCGCTGCCCGTTAATAACAACGGTTGTTTTACCGCTTTTCGGCATCGGCATGTAAAACGTTACATCAGTCAAAATAATAGCTTTTCCCGGCGGTACCGGTTGCCGTATTCGAGACCGGGCCATAAGCGCCACGGCCTCCTTATATTCGGCATAACGCTTGGCCCGCTTATCAACGAATTTTTGTTTTTGTGTTGTCCGTACCGCTCCCATCGGTTCGATAGGAATAAATATTTTTGGTGGGGCTTGTCCGGCGCATAATTTGCAGCCGTACCCCCCACATGAGCAATTAGTCATTTTATCACCTTCATTTCTTTAATCTTTTCAACTATTTCGCGCATGTTGTCTAAATTCCCTTTTCCCTTTTCATAATTTTGTAGCGTTTGGGTTGATATTCCCAACGCCCGGGAAAAGGCCGTAATGCCCATTTTTAGCGCTTTTCTTTGGCTCTGAATATAAAACCCTATATCTTCCTTTTCCGCGTCCTCATACGGCTTTAAACGCGCTTTTAACTCGGCTTTTTGGGCCTCCAACAACTCAATTTTGTTTTTCAAACTCTCGTTTTCCTTTTGCATCCTTCTCACTTCACCAAGCAAAATTTTTACATCCCGTTCCAACAAATCAATGCGCGGTACTTCATTCGCTTTCATTTTTTACCCCTCCTCTTATCGGTTGATAACTCCAACGCCCATAATAGCCTTTTGCCATTCGATAACCAATGTAAATGCTTGTTCATCGTCAAACCCTTGTAGTCTCAACTCTTTGTAATACTTCATTGCCATAATTGCCAAATCCTTTAATGCGCTCTCCATTTTTTCGTTGGCATCTAAAAACATTGCCTCTCCTCCTCAATATCCGTTATTTTGCCGCTCATGGTTTATGCGGTTTTTCTCCAAATAAGCGGCCTCTATTTGTTCGCTCGTAAAACCTAACATTTCGCCCAAACCTAAATATAATTCAACCAAAAGCAAATAATCGTATTTGTTTTTATATAAAAACACTTCCCGGACTAGGCCATGAATCAATAAAAATTGTTGAGTGATATTTGTATATTTGAAAGGACTTACTTTGTCGATTGTATGCCCCAAATCTAAACCTAACTCCAAAACAAAATGCAGTCCGTCAACGTATTCCTCCAATAGTTTTGGCCTTGGCAATTGGTCTTTTGACCAATATTTAAAGCCGCGCCATTCGTTGGCCGTTTCTCCTAATTCAACCAAAAGGGCCAACGTCATTTTTTCTAACTTATCCTCGCCTTTATATCCGATGCGCTCCTTTAACTTCGCTTGAATTTTATATAAATGCCCCAATTTCAATGTCTTTGCCCCTTTCTAATCACTTTGTTTGCATCGACGTCAAAAACCTCGCTGCAATGTTGGCAGCATCTTAACAAATGCCCTTTCACCATTGCCAACTTAAATTTTGCATTTCCACAATTTCCACAACGCCCGGGGCGCTCATTTAATGGGCGCTCCCATGGCGTTACAATGTTGCCGCAATCCGGGCAAGTGTCATACTGTACTTTCTTGATTGTTTTCTTTTTGCTCTTTTCGATTGGGCCGCATGTTGGGCAAAGAAAGCCTTTGTTGAAAGTCATATTTTTCACCATATGAAATAACCACGTTTTTTCGCTTCTTCCCATTCTTTTTCCGTTTCAATCGTTTCATGTTCTTTGATGCATCCGTAACAATTCGTAATTACTTTGATTTTCAAAAACTTCTCGTTGAATTCTTTTGTCCAATCTTCTTCATACGGTTCAACGCTGATTACTTCTTGAATGTAATGTTCTAAAAGATTCACTTGCTCTCGCCCCTCTCATTACGTTTTTAAAATAAACTTAACGTTATACGCTTACCTCTCCTTTAATCGCCGGGTGCGGGTTGTATCCGATAAGCTCAAAATCATCAAACCAATATTCGTCAATGCTCTTTTTCGGTCTAATTTTTAATTGCGGCAGCGGTCGCGGCTCGCGGCTTAATTGTTCCTTTACTTGCTCGATGTGATTTAAATAAATGTGCGCGTCTGCGATAGCATGGACAAGCTCGCCCGGCTCTAAATTGGTTAATTGGGCAATCATCATGGTTATAGCTGCATAACCGGCGATGTTAAACGGTACCCCTAAAAACATATCTCCGCTGCGTTGGTAAACCATACAATTTAATTTTCCATCGGTGACGTTGAATTGAAAGGCAAAATGACAAGGCGGCAGCGCCATTTTATGTAATTCTCCGGTGTTCCAAGCGTTCACCATTAAGCGGCGGCTGTTTGGGTTTCGTTTAATTTCGTCAATAACCCATTGAAGTTGGTCAACCGTCCGTTTTCTGTAAATACCCGGGTACTCTTCCAACGGCTCATGTGTTTCCCATTGCCGCCATTGCTTGCCGTAAACCGGGCCTAAATCGCCGTTTTCATCGGCCCATAACTTCCAAATTTTAAACCCGTATTTATCACCAATGACATTGGCGTTTGTCTCCGCATGGATAAAGGCTAAATATTCGCCCAAAACCTTGTTTAAATTCATTTCCTTGGTTGTAAGCAGCGGGTACCCTTCTTGCAAATTGTAGCGCGCTTGGACGCCGAATAATGAAATTGTCCCCGTCCCGGTTCGGTCTTCTTTTTGGGTGCCGTATTCCAAAACGTTGCGTAATAACTTTAAATAATTGCCTTCGCTATACCGAATTTTTCTTAATACTTCAATGGTTGACTGTTTCATTATTTCTCCTCCCTTTTCCATGTCATCATTTCGTTGGCTGCCTTGACCGCCTCCGCTGCTTTCTCTTTAATCAGCAATTGCGGGACGGTCAAATGATTATGGTTTGCGATTGATGAAAGTGTCCCTAATAAAAACTCAATCGTTTTTTCTTGCTTTACAACCCTATCCATCAACCCGGTTATATAAACGCTTTGGTCATAATTTTCTTGCATCGCATGCCGGGCTAACTCCTCGCCCGTCCAACTGTCCGGGTTGAATGGTTCATTGTACTTTTTAACCGCCTTGGCGAATTGCTCCCGCTTCACCTCCTCCCTAAATTCATCGACTTTTTTATAAAACGGATTGTTTAATTGGCGCTCCAACTCCGCCCGCTCCTCTTGGCAGCCTTTGCAGTTGCAAACCATTTTCTCTTTATCAATCATTTCTTTTCCCCTCCTGTTAATTCACAAAACCATTGCTTGTCTAATTTTTGAACACATTGATTTCTGACTGAAACTTTTTAATGCGTTCGTTTGCTTTTTCGTAATATTCCGCCTCTATTTCAAAACCAATAAATTTGCGGTTGGTTTTCAATGCGGCGATAGCGGTTGTACCGGAGCCCATGCAGTTGTCAAGGACAATTTCGCCTTCGTTTGTATATGTTTTTATTAAATATTCAAATAAGGCGACAGGTTTTTGTGTCGGGTGTATATTACCATTATTTCCATTACTAAATTTTTGGACTGTCCCCGGATAACGTGTACCTTTATTTTCGATTGGTTTTTTAATATGTTGACCCATTAAATCCATAATGATTTCACGTTCGATTTTACTTTTTTCTTTGTATCTTGTTGTCCTTTTATCTTTATAAGGCTTTCCTTCTTCCATCTGTGGATTATATGTCGGCTGTTTTTTATAAAACACTAAAATATTTTCATGTTTCTTTGCTGGTTGTTTTTTAACAAACATAAAATTTGTCGCCAGTGTTTTTTCCCAAATCCACTCATAACGGAACAACTTAGGATTGCTCATTATCAATGCACTTGTAAACGGTTGTGAAGCTGTCAACACTATCGCCCCGTTATCTTTAATTATGCGCTCGTACTGCTCCCATAAAGGCTCAAAAGGAATAACCGTATCCCACTTACATGCTGTCGTACCATAAGGTAAATCACACAAAATCATATCTATACTTTTATCCGGTATTAACTTCATCCCTTCCAAACAATCCATTTGATAAATTCGATTTAATTCTAGTTGTCCTATTTGTTCCATTTTCTCTTTATCAATCATTTCTTTTTCCCTCCCGTTAATTCATAAAACCATTCTTTGTCATTGGTCATTAATGCTAAATCAATCAAAAACGCGGTTGCATCGTCGAATGATTCAAGCGGCAGCGGCTTTTTATTTTCGCCGTTAATCCAAAAGCCCGGAGATTCGTATGCCGTCCCGCTCTTTGTTCTAACCGGCAGGAATTTAATATGTTTATCGTCAATTGCGCCAACAACCCCTATAACATTGCCATGCTCCACCCAATCGCCGACATTTACGTTTAATTTCGTTTTAAATTTGTCCGGGTTTACCGTCGGCGTTTGTGTAAACATTTTTTCAATCGCTTTTGCCTCCTCCTCCAATTTGTCTTTTGCTTTTGCAAATGCCCCTTCTTTACAATCGCAATATCGCCCCCTCGACAATCGCCCGGTATCATTGCATTTTTTGCATTTTTTCACGTTTACCCCTCCTTGCCTATCCGGCGGCTTGTCCAATTAGGAAAACCGCCGTTCTAAATTGACAAACTTGCCATACTCTTTAATAAAGGCCAAGTTTACAACCCCCGTCGGGCCGTTTCGGTGTTTCGCCACGATAACCTCAATGATGTTTTTATTTTCGGTATCCGGGTTATAATAATCATCACGATACAAAAATTGTATTATATCGGCATCTTGCTCAATTTGGCCGCTTTCTCGCAAATCGCTCATTGTCGGCCGTTTTTCTTGTCGGTTCTCAACGCTCCGGCTTAATTGGGACAATGCAATGACAACAACATCCAATTCGCGGGCCATTTGTTTCAACATGCGGCTTATTTCGCTTATTTCGGCTTGTCGGTTGCCTTGGTGTTTTCTGTTTCCAACGATTAATTGCAAATAATCAATAATAACCATAATCCGGCGCCCTTCGTATTGCCGCTTTAATTTCCGTGTCTTGCTCCATATGTAATTAACATCAACGCCGGCGCGGTCAAATATTTTTAAATCCATGTTGTAAAGCAGCGCTTGGGCGTTGGTTAATCTTGTCCAATCATCATCCACAAATTTATGCATTGCTGCTTTCATTTTTTGGCTCTCAATATTTCCTAGGGCCGCTATTGCTCGCTTGACTAATTCTTCTTGGCTCATTTCCATCGAAAAGATTGCCACAACGTCGCCGTCCGGGTTCAATGGGCTTGCCGCTGCATTTATGCCCTTGTTTATTGCGTATGCCGTTTTTCCGACGCCCGGCCGCGCTCCGACAACGATAAATTGGCCGCCTTTATATCCTCCGGTCATCCGGTCTAATTCGATGAATCCGCTAGGTATGCCCGTAATTTCCCCGGTCGCGTTTTCTAATTCGGTATAGACATTTACCAATGCCTCTTTTATGTCGCCGTCGTCGTCATCGGTGCCGCTGTCTTCAAGCGCCATTAAATCCGTTACCCCGCTCTTAATTGCCTCCATCGGGTCGCCCTCAATCGCGGCGTTTTTTATCCGGTTTGCGATTTCAACCGCTTCCCGCTTTTGGTAATACTCCAAAACGACGTTGCAATAGTATTTAAAATTTGCCGTTGTCGGGACGCTTCCGGCCAACTCGCTTAAATATGTGATGCCGCCCAATTTTTCTATTTTTTGCGGACCCACCCGCTCCACAATGGAAACCATATCTATCGGGATGCCCTTATTATCCATGTCCCGCAACGTCCAAAAGATATTATAATGCTTGCCCGGCGAAAAATGTTCCGGTTTTAATGGGCAATCTTTTATTAAATCCGGCTCCAAAAGGAGTGCCCCCAAAACCGCCGCCTCGGCGTCCATATTGTATAAAAGTATTTCCTGCGCTGTTTCCATTAGTTTTTACCCCCTTCAATGCCCAATATTTTGCGAATTTCCGCTAATGCCTTTTCCCGGGCCTCCGCGACTTTTGGATTGTTTGCCACCTCCTGCATTATCCGGTCTTGCTCCTCTAAATAGGCCCGCGTTTCCTCCGCGCTCGGGACGTAAACATCAATCTCCTTTTTTGGTTGAGTGATTAATTGGCCAACTTTTGGCGGAAATTCCGCTCCTGTTTTCACATAAGCTATTAAGTTATTATGGACAAAATCAAACTCGTAATCTTTTAAAATCTCATGCCATGTATCAATGACAAATTTAATATCGTCCATCTTAAAAGCATTTGGGTAAAGGGCATTGATTTTTCTAATAATGGCTTTTGTTTGTTCTCTGTCCATTATAACGCCTCCCAATCAATCGTTTTTCGAGCTTGTCCATTTCGTTTAGGCTTTGGCGTTGCATCCATCAAATACTCTTGCAACTGTTCTTTGTTTTTTATTCCTTGTTTGCGCCATAAGTCCAATTTGTTATAAACAAATTTCCATGTCCGGCCATTTCCTCTTGCCGCATCCTTAATGGCCTCAACAATCATTTCATTTGGATTTTCAAAACCAAAATTGTCCTCTATGTCTTTCAAATCATCGTACAATGTGTAATTAATTCCTCCGGGTTTGACAATGTTGTTTTTGATTAATAAGTCAATGACCGGGTCGACTTCCTCCTCTTTATTATTTATTGTATTTAATATTGTATTTACGGCCTCTGAATCCCTTGAGGCTCTAGGGCTCGCGGCCTCTTGTAGTTGGTATTTTACCAACTCGGTAGTTGGTATTTTACCAACTTCATCATGATAAAGTGTTGGTGTTTTACCAACTTCGGTTGGTATTTTACCAACATTTGTTGGTGTTTCACCAACCATATCATCAGTTGGTGTTTTACCAACATCAGTTGGTATTTTGCCAACTTTTAAGTTTAATGCAATCAACTTTTTAAATTTGTCATCATCCCAATTTTTATTGGGATTAATTTGCCACAAATCATAATCTTTGTTGATTGCAAAAATCATTGTTTGCTCGTCCCATTGAAGTACATTACACATTTTCAAATATTTTAGCTCTTTTTTTATGTCCGACTTGTCCAAGCCGGCCAACTCAAAATAATTAAACTTGTCAATGATACATTCCTTTTTGCCGCATCCATACGACAAACGCCATATAAACAAAACAATATTTTGTTGCCGCTTGGTAAAATTGCGCCGCAAAATTTCATCGTATAACTCGTTAGCAATTCGGATAAAACCGTCATCTAATTGCGGATTTTTCGGCATGCATCATCCCTCTACACTACGACGCTCGAAACGTCTGCAATTTTCGATACTTTCAACTATACATTCCATTTTAGCTAGTAATTTGATAAATTCGCGCTCGTTTAATTTTATATACCCGCAACTTTCTTCACCTTGAATACATATTTCAAAGTTATATACACCGGTTTTATATTGTTTTGCTGCGATGCAAATGCTTTTCAACCCGTCTAGGTTGTATGTTTCAAGTGAAGAATAGAATTTATATGCTTCCCCCACTATCTTTTACCCCCCTTTCGACTAACTCAAAAACGTCGTCAAAATCAACGCCTAACGCCTCCGCGATTTTTAAGCAGTTTTCCGGGCTAACCCCGTTTTCGCGGCGTTCAATTTGCCCAATTGCTTGCTTTGTTAGGCCTACCGCTCTACCTAATGATGCGGTCGTAAAACCTTTTTTAATGCGTATTTCGCGGAAATTTTCTTTTGCGTAAACTTTCACCGTTTGCCCCTCCTTTTTTGTTGCTGATTTTACTTTACCATGGTTTTTTAAAAAATGCAATACGGAAATGTAATAAAATTTACCTCTTTTGCATACAATGTGTAATTTGGCCAAAACAAAACCGGAGCTAATCGGCCCCGGTCAATCATACATATGTTTAATAGCTTTGTAGCCTTCCAAAAGGCTTTTTTGGTCATCGGTTAAATAATCGTCAATGGTTGTCTGCTGCCGCTCTCTCTCCGCCTCTATTTTGCGGATACAAACCGGGCCATAACCCAATTCCCGGCTTTTTTCGGTCTTAAGAGGGCGGCCACATCGGCCGCATACCTCAAAGACCCATGGTACTTTATTGGACATATGCATACACTCCATACCCCACTTTTTTAATTGCCGGGTAGCGTTCCATGGCCGTTTGCATGTAGCTACTAGCATTTTTTGCCGGCCAATCGGCCCCCGCTGCGTTCATCGCATTAATAATATCGCATAATTTCATCGGGGCGTTAGCGCGTTGCAAAATACTCGCGACTAATTTGTTATCCCGCTCAATTTCTTGGAAAGTGCGTACTTTTTTAGGCTTTGCCCGGCGTTTTGTTGGTTTCTCTGCCGGTGCCTCATTCGCTGCCGGTTTCTCGCCGGTTCTCCCTGCGGCAAAACCCATTTTAAAAGCCTGCTCAATTTGCCGTTCGATTGCCGGGTTAGCGGTCAAATTAACCCCCAACCCAATTAAAAACCCTTTATAATCTTCCCATGCTCTTTGCGCCTCTTTAGAATTTAATTGCAGCATATTTTTACCCCTCCAAATTGTTTTTATTGGAAGTGGGCCTTATGGATTGGCCCGCGATTTTTAAAACGGCAAATCATAATCGCTAATTGGCCCTTCGTTATGGAATGGGTCATCATAGCCCCTATTTTGGCCCGTATTCGCGTTTTGATTGCCTCCGGGTATATTTGTATTACCCCGGTCATTATCGCTCGAATTTGGGCCATTCTGTGCGTTATTCGGGGCTCCCATAAATTCAAGCTCCTCAACCAAACATTCGTTGACATAAACCCGCTTTCCATCTTGGCCCTCATACGAGCGGGTGCGCCATTCGCCAACAACGCCGCATTTTGAGCCCTTCCGCAAATAGTTCGCCGCATTTTCGGCCGCTTTACGCCATACTTGGCAATTGATAAAATCAGCCTCGCGCTCGCCTTGTTGGTTTGTAAAGCGGCGGTTGACCGCCAATGTAAAGGTCGCAACCGCCACCCCGCTTTGTGTGTAACGTAATTCCGGGTCTTTTGTTAAACGTCCAACTAAAATGACTTTATTCATTGTCCTTTACCTCCAAAACTTCGATTGTTTGCGGCTCTAAAATTTCGCCCGTTTCATAATCGACGTTAATAACGTCTTTGTCATCGACAACCTCATTATAGACGTTGACGCCGTTTTGTTCGTCATGGGCCAAAAATTCAACGCTAATAGGCAAGTATTTAATAAGCTGCCGCAAAACTGTTTTCTTTGCCATCGCGTCAAATTCGTCAACCCATGGGCTGTATTTTTTGGCCTTGCTGTATTTGTCCCGGTGTTTTTCAATATCTTCCTTGGACATGACAAGGAAACTATAACCGCCGTCCTTCATTTTCGCGATAGCGTAATAGGCAATAACTGCGCCTCTATCCTTCAATGCCGGCTTGTGTACGAGCTTATCATTTAGCCCATATTCGTACTCAAAAACATCGTTCTCATGTACCGCATGAGCGGCAATGGTGGATACTTGGCCGCTGCGCCGTACCAAATCAATTAAGCCCCGGTATCCAATGATGAATTGCGCCTCGTAAACGTCTTTTCCTGCTGCTTCGCTTGCTTTATGGTTTTTGTACGGTACGATATAGGCTTGTCCCAATAAACCCGGCTCCAATCCTAGTTTTGCCGCTTCCAAAACCGCCCCTAATAAACTTGGCATGTTGCATTGTAGCAATAGCGGGTTGGTTCTAATGACGTTTAGCGCTAAACGGGCCATGCGTTCGGCGTCCAAATGCTTCGGTAAAACTTGTTGTATGCTTGGCATCATCGTTTTAATGTATTCGCCAACTACTTGTTGCGGCGTTTTCGGCTTTTCTTGCATTTGTGCATTATTTGCTTTTGCTGCCAATTGGTTTTTTAATTCCGATTGTTTTTTAGTTGTCATGCTTCAACAACCTCCCGTTTATTTAATTTGATTTTTAAGGATTTAACGCCATTTTTATTGGCCTTAAATGTGACTTGGTGAGGCCCTGCCCATGCAACGGCATGCTCTTTCATTTCAAAAGCGATTTTATTGCGACATTCATTTTTTAACTCTTTAATGCGTTTCTCCTCATCTTTCAAAAATTCATGTTTCTCAACGATTTCTTTAAATGCAATCGGCAATTCAATAACCGGCTCGTCATAGCTGTTAGGATATAAGACTTTTAACATTTCCGTTTCAGCATCGGAGCCCGTCGGTACCGGCGGGATTTTAGTCAAAACGTGATTATGCCAAAAATTATGCTCAATGGCGATTAAGTTTTGCCCAATTTCCCGGTCGCGCTCAATGAAATAGTGTTTATATCGCTGCCCGCCGATTAAAACCGCTATGTAGCCCCAATTTAAATCCATAACCTCTAAATAGTGCTGCATTTGAATAAAATATTGATTCGGTACGTCGTCGCCTTCCCATTCGTCGGATAGGAATTGGTTCGCGGTTTTTATTTCTAAAACCCCTTTTCCCATTTCCGGGCATATAATAAGGCCGTCGATATTCGCCCGCATAAAATCGTACTTATCATGGGCAAAAATAGCATGCCGTTGCTGTACCTTAATCAACGGGCGGCCTTGCTCCTCCCGCTCCTTGTTTATGCGTTTAACAAACTCCTTTCTAATAATGTCCTCTAACTGAGTACCCCAATATGCCGCCTCACCGGCCGGCGGTTGCTTGTAAACGCCGATTTTCTCCATGTAAACAACGAGCGGGCTTTTGTAAGGGTTCCCCCTGCAACGGCTGCCGCATCGCTGCCGCCAATGCCCTTATTTCTCGTTTTTAACCATTCCTCGTATTCCATACCTTTTGTTTTAACTACTATTTTCGGCATCTTTACCCCTCTCCCCGTTTCAATTTTTGGTTTTTTGTTTTTCCAAGCGCTCAAAATACTCCTTAAGCGCTAAATTGACAACCCGGGATTTATTCGCCCCTGTTTCCTTTTCGTGCCGCTCTAATCGCTTTACAATCGCCTCCTCCATGTAATAGGTTTTATAAACCTTGCTGCCTCTCTTGTTGCTCAATTTTTCACCCCCTCCGCTTTGTTCGGTTGATAGGCCGGCGGCTTCGTCTTCCACTCCGGCGCCTCGACGGCTTGTCCATCAACCTGACGATTTAATAATACAATAGAACACAATAGAATGCAATACCTTTTTTAAAATTTGTGGAATATTTTTTTGAGTGCTGCATATATAAAAAAACCGGGCGACTATGCCCGGATAATATCAGCTCATTGTTGTTTTTCCCAATATCCATATATGGCATATTCGCCACAATCCCATGTATCATAATAATAGCCTTCTTCACAAGTAACGATATGATTGGCAACCCGCAAAACAAACGTTCCTTGGCGATTCTTACTTGCAAACTCCTTGACCGTTGGCCGTTTCTTTCCCTTCTTTACCGGTATTTTGCGGTAAATAAAACCATGCCGAATCAAATACTCTTTCCATGCTTCGTCGTTGTTTGGCATTACTTTTAATTCAAAACCGATGTTGCATAATTCCGTATAAACCGCATCCCAATCTTTACCCGTCGCCTTCACTAATGCCCTTACCACACAATCGGCGGTTTCTTTTTTGAGTGGATTCGGATTAAAATATTTGTTGCGAGATTTCATGATTTCACCACCATTTTTATTTGATAGCGGCCGCGATGGGCCGCTTTAAAATTTTAACCGTCTAACTCAATCCGGCGGGATTGCTCCCGCCTTTTATTATGCTTGCAATCTGAAACCCAACTCCGCGATTTTTTCCATTTGCTCCGGCCCCATGTTGTCGCGTATAAATTCAATATCTTCTTTTGGCATTAGACCGGATTTTTCAACCTGTTCGAGCGTCCATTCAATTAGCGCCATTTCTGCCTCTAGGTAATCATCTTCTAATTGGTCAACCAACTCCCAATTTTTCGCCTCGAACGCCGCATCATATGCCGCTTTCGCCTTCGCGTATTCCATTTGTACTTTATGCATCTTTACCCCTCCAATTTTGATTTTTATTATTGCGCCTTACATTATTTATTATAAACTATTTTGTTTACTTTGTAAACACCTAAATCAAAAAAAATAGCCGAAAAAACCGAAAAAATTTTGCCGAAAACTCTCATAAGTAATAAGATACGGAGCCCTGCCCTCCTTTTATTTATTTTTGCCCGGGCATTTAGCATTTTCATCCCGCCGCCCGGTAGCGGGAAAACGTTGGCCAACGTTAAAAAATTCCGCTGCTTACTTGCCCTTGTGTATTATAAACAATTATAAGGCCTCCTGCAACAAATTCCATGGCCGCCCGTACATTTGGGCATGCCGCTTGGTGAGAAAAGAGTTATCATATTTCGGCTTTATCGGTGGGGCCATCCGGCAAATAAACGCCGGCTGCAATTCCCCGGCAGCCCTCACACTAATTATGGCATGATACGCCGGCAATCTATAAGCCTCCTCCAATGGTATAGTATCCTCAAACCGATGTTTTGATAAATCAAAGGTTTTTGTATAGTCATTCATAAAAAGGAATTGTTGGACGCCGCCGCCCTGCAAATTCTCTTGTAATGATGTTTTTAACTTGTTCCAATGGTGGAAAGCGTAAAGGCTGCCTAATCGTTCTTTTCTTCCCTCGGTTGCAATCCGGCCCATGAGTTTAGAAAGGCCTTCCGTTTCGTATTGTTCCGGCTCATTAAAGACGATAAAACAGCCGTTTTTCTGTTCCTCTTTTGTCATTAATAGCCGTGTCATAAAGGTTTTTAAGGTTATCCAATGAACAATCGTTTTAACCGCATGCTCGCCCAATCCTCGGCCGTTTGGTACCCGGATAATGATAACCTTGCCCTCTTGCATCCATTTTCTAAAATCCAATTCCTTAAGCGGCGGCTGCGCGAAAATATCGTATAAGCGATCATTGCCAAAAAAGCGGTTGAGCCGGTGTAAAATCGCATCGCATTTATTGCCCAAATCCTCATTTGTTCCCCAACTCAATAACTCATTGGCCAATCTAATGTTGCCCTCTTGTATTAACTCCTCGATGCGGGCCGCTCTAAAATTTTCATCCTCAATAATGCGTTTGATATTCAATAAATTACCCCCGGACGCCTTGGCCGCGTCGGTTAAATATTTTTCGGAGCGGCTTAATCCTTCAATCTGCAAAAAGTCTATCATTTCATCAGCAAAACGGCTTGCCCCGTTTCGTCCAAGCGCCTTTATTACTTCGGTCAAATCCATCGGCGGTATATAGTTCTCGTCATTCAAATTTAGGTCAATAATGCGCTCCGGCGGCAAAGCGTCGCGGATACCGTCGGCCATGCCGCGCTCCCCTTCCTCGCATATCGCATCAGGTATGACAAAGCTAATATTGTGTTTTAAATTGGCCTCAATAATAAAGTTTTTTATGGCCGTGTCCTTCCCGGCTCCTTGGCCACCAATGAAAACATATGCTCTAAAAAATTCGTCCGGGTTGCTTACCGGTATATAAACCGGTATTTTTTCGTCTTTTACCTCGGCAACGCCCAAATAAATGCCGTTTTCGTCCCGCATCGCTGCCGGTATTTCAACCTCAACCCGCTTTTTAACGCTCAATGCATCGGCGTATTTCCGTTGTAAATCTTTATTAGGCATCATTAGGGCTAATTTGCTCATTTCGTCCGTACTCATTAAATTAACGTTCACATCGGCCTTGGTGCGGGCGTTCAATCGTAATGTATTCAATTCCTCGATAACAGCAACCCGGCGGCCATTAATTCGGATTTTAACGCCGTGCAATTCGTTGGCCTCGCTTAAATCTTGGAATGAAAGGGCCAACGTTTCGGCCATTGTGTCGCGGGTTAATCGGTCTTTTGAATGGGCCGCAATGCGTATATGGGTTTTAAAGACGGGCAAATTTCCCTTTTCATGGTTAAACCGGGTTGCTCCAATTTCATCCTCCAATGCATGGGCCTTTTTAATTAATTTCTCCCTTGCAAAATCCTTGTCACTCTTGAAAAAGACATTACTAAACGCTTGGAATGTATCAACGAGCAAATCATTTATTTCGTTAATGATAGCGGCAACGGCTACCTTTGCCCCTGTCATTAGCCGTTTTCCGCTCAAATTGGCCCGCTGCGGTACTTTTCCCTTACTTACCTTCTCATATGCCCATTGGGCCGTCTTAACCCATTTTTGGCGATTCTCTGCCTCGGCGCAAATGCTCAACCGGGCAAAATCGCCATCGAATTGTAATTCGTCTATGGTGCTTAAAATATTGGCTATTGGTGTTTTTACATCGTTGCTATTGGTGTTTAGGCTAAAAATGTCATGCTTTAAATAGCGCATTTCTTGAACAATTGTATTTTCCACCGGTATTTGTATGTCCTTAATGCTCGCCTCGGTGATAGTCACGCTCATTTTGTTTTCAATTTTTCGTTTTAGTTTTTGCGCTTGGAATTCACTTGTTGCAATATAAAATTCAATTTTCTTCTCGCCGTTGACTTGCCTAAAAATAACGTCAAACCAAAAATAATCTTTTTCCCTGTATGTGATTTTAAAGCCGTTTCGTTCCAAGCGGCTTATTGGTGATTCGTACATCTCATACATTTTGTAAATTGCCCGCCATAAGCGTTTATTGTTATTTGTGACGTCAGCATGCGGGATGATGCGGAAAACGATTATTTTATTGCGTTTTATCTCAAAAAAATCGTCCCATTTAATCGTTTTTATTTTGCGGTTAAACCATGGGCCATTAACCTTTTTCGCCTTTTTCGTGTCCAATTCGGCCGGCATCCCGCTGTTGTATAAAGCGGGATAGTTAAAACTAACCCGCTCCGGTAAATTGCTACCTATCCGCTTCAAATCGCCCATTTTTATCCCTCCTATACACTTGTTAAAATGCAAATGGCAATTACGAGCGCCGCAAAATACATGGCCAATGGTTTTATCAATCCACCCCGGCCAATCATCGCGCTCAATATAATGCATATGCCCGCTATTATCGCTCCATACCCCATTAAATCCGGCAATACTTTAATAAACCAATGCCAAAAGGTTATTGCCAACCCCTGCATAAACTCAACAAACGGCTTTATAAATAGCTCAATTTCTTTGCTAACAACCCAATCCGAAAAACGATTCATCTTATCCATAAAACTGCCCGGCTCCGGCTTGCCGCCAATATAAAACTCGCCAACGTCCTTCACTTCGGTCAATTCTCCGCTCGCGCTCATTACAAACCTCATGGCCTTAAATCCCCTTTAAAAAATCTCTAATATCAATGGCATGCCGGGCCAAAATATAACCGCAACAAACGCCTATAAGTATTTCAATGGCCTTGGTACGGTGTCCCAATGCCCAAGCAGCGCCCGCGAAAATGATTATTAAGACAACCCCCGCGTCAAATGCGTTCATAATAGCGCTATGGATACTCCCAAAAGTGCTATGCATACCGGCAGCAAATGCGCTTTTTGGTACGATTAAAACGAGCGCCGGGCCGGTCGCGCCAATCACCTTTGCAACTGTCTTTTTGGGTTTTTTGTACTCTCCGCTCATAAAATCCTTAAATTTGATTGTTTCCATTCTCGCCATTTTATTTTTCTCCCCTCATGTTTAATTTTTAAAATGCCGGGACATACTACAAACAACCTCACAAACAACAACGAAAGGATGATGAAAAAATGTTTATCGCCGCCTTAATCGTTGGTTATGGCATTGGATTGGCTGTTAATTCTCTTGTCGGGTAAACAGTTTAGGGCCGGGCATTGGGTTGCTCGGCTTTTTAATTTGTTCTCTTAACCGGGCCATTTTTTCGGCCGCTGTTTCCTGCCTTGGTGCCGGTGTTGGCTCCGGTTTAACGGCCTCAACGGCTTTATTTTGGGCCTTTTCTTGCTCTCGGGCCTCTATATCGGCCAATATGAGCTTTTTGACATAGCCGCTAAAATTGCGCCGTGCGACATGCTTTAAAATTTTTTGGTCGTCCGGGTTGTTTTTGTTAAATGCAACCGGCTTGGAAAAACGATTTTTTGACATAACAATCAACTCCTTTGGATTTTTGTTATGATGATATGAGCGGCATGAGCGTTTTATGTATAAAAAAATAAAAAACCGCTCGCAATTTTGAGCGGTTTTTTTAGGGGGAAAGCTGTATAGCGTTATCACGCTATCAGCTTATGCGGCAGGGTTCCAAAATATGCATGTCCCGCCGGCGCTTTTTAAATTAATTTTCTTTCAAGTAATCATATACCTCCTCTGTTTCGTTCCCGTTGCAATAAATGCTATATCCGAAAACTTGAACGTCCGGGGCCACATGGCCGTTTTCTTCATGGTCTAAATCATGTATGATACGATGCGCGTAAATCAGCCCGTCAACGTCCCGGTTTTCGACGGCTTTATTAATCAATTTTAAGATGTTGCCAAAATCTTTTCTCATGTTTTCGTTTGTCGCCGCATCGTTTTTGGTTCTCTCAACGATTTCATAAATAAATTTTAGGTTTTCCTTTTCGTTTTTCCATTTCTCCTCGTCATCAAAATAAGTGTATCTGCCCCATCCAAGCATTTCATTAAATTGCTTATGAACAATGTCAATAACGGCGCTTTCGTCCGTATAGTTCATTTCAATTTCTTGCTCTTTCTCCTTGGAAAGTTTAACATGCTCAACCGCTTTATAGGTGCGGTTCTCCATCGCTTTTTCGCGCTTATATGCGCCAAACGCTTTCCATCCCGCTAAAATAACGAAAGAAGCCCCTAACGCTACAACGATTTTCCCTAATTTAGTTAGTTTCATTTTCAAATTCCTCCCCCAATTTTTCGTTTTCTTTAATTGAGATACCGCAAAACGGACAATGCGGTTTAAATTCTGAAACGCTTTTGCATTTGTAACAAAACATTATTTTTGGCTCATTCACTTTTTAAACCCCTCTCCTTTTCGTATCGTTCAACCTCGCAAAGTGGGTAGTAAGGCCCCTTGCCTATAACAAGGCCCTCGATAGGTTTGCAAAAATTTTCGTCCCGCATGCTCCAATTTTGAACTACTTGCTTGGATACTCCCCAACGCTCGGCCAGCGCTTTTTTAGTGTAGAGGGGCAAAATACCCATTTCGCGCCCCATTTTTAACAAATCCTCGACATAAACATATTTTCGCTCCATGTTACCACCTCAAAACAAAATCTATATCCTTAAGCAAAATTTTTTGGTTCAGTCCTTCATCGTCATACCCGCCGATATAATCCGGGCCACACTCCATAATTTTGAAATAAAAATCTCGGCCATCCCTCAAATAAACAGCAACCGCTTTGCCTAATAAATCCGTCGGCTCTTTGTAATTAACTATTTTTACGCGCATCTTTTACCCCTCCTATTGTTTTATTGGCCCCGGTGCCTTATAATTAAATTGTGCCGGTGCTTAATTCGCCTATTCCCGGTATTTTTACCCCTCGCCCGTTGGTAGCGCCGCCAACGGGTACTATAATTTTGTCATCTTTACTTTCCCCCCTTTACGGTTGGGCGGGAGCAATCCCGCTTTTTTATAAATTTAATTAACTAACAAGAATAGAAAGGAGCTGTTAGCAATTGAAAAAATTATTTAAAAAGTTTTCTATGGTATTAGCAGCTATAATTCTCGGACTATCTTCTTTCGCTTTTATGGATAATGGTAAAGCTCATGCTTATTATGCTGGATGTAGTAAAAGATTTCATGTTCCTAATGGTTGGCAACCAAATTTATATCATACCATTTGTGTCAGTGAAGACGCTAGTAACGTTTATGTCACTATTCAACAGGACAAGGCTTATTATGCGGAAGTTCGGATTAATTGGAAAATGGAATTACAACGTGCGACTAAAGATGCATGGATTACAGTAGGAACACGTTATGGATGGGTAAGTCATTTAAGTCCTTCTCACCGTACATTCACTAATGTATTGAGACCGGGTGAACATATGCGTGTTCTTGTCACATTCTATCATGAAAACGGGTCTATTGCTAAAATAGCATCTTCTCCTATTTGGATTCGATAATAAATTAAAAATTCAATTTCTGTTTACATTATAAACAAATACATTTACTTTGTAAACAATAAATTTAAAAAAATCCCGGAAAAATTCCGGGATTTTTATTTTGTCAATCCATGTTTCTTTAATGTCTCTTTTTGCTGCAATCCTTTTTTGGTTACATAGTTGTTTTTGTACCATGCAACCAACGATGCAATAAAAGTAATGGCGCCGCTCACAAACATTTCTATTTGCTCGTCGCTAAACGGCAGCGGGGATTTACCCGCCATGGTGAGAAAGGTATTTACCCATGCGACAAACAAAATAAATGTACGGATAACGGTGCCTTTGTCCATTTTCATTTTAAATAGTTGCCTCCTTATTTCGCAATCATTTTAATTCCCAACCCCGGCAGGTCGCAACTGCCTTTTAAAATAACATGTTCCATGTCATAGGGCCAACAATACCGTCAACAACCAAGCCTTTACGCTTTTGATATGCTTTTACCGCCGCCTCGGTTTGTGGGCCAAAAATGCCATCGACTTTGATTTTTAAGGCTCGTTGGATGCGCTCAACATCTTTCCCTTTCGAGCCTTGTTTTAATGGTTTACCCGGATAAGGGACAATTGCAGCGGATAGGGCAGGGTCTAATTTTTTAATGGTTCCTGATTCAGTTTTTTCGACGTCTTGGCCGTATCCGATTTTATCATATTGTAGATGCGGCTTGTCAACTAATGTTTTCCAATCGCCGCCCCATGTGAAGCCCAATGACTTTGCAAAAGCAATGGCTTTTTTGATTTCCGGGCGGTCGTATCCATTCCAATCCGCTTTGCCGTTTACGATTGGGACAAAATCGAGCGCTTGGCCTACTAAATGGTATGAGCGCATGGTTTTTGATTTACCTTCTGCAACATATTTTCGTTGCTGTTCTTCCGTCCGCTTTGTTTCATAAATGAGAATGTCAAGCCCGTTCGCTATACAGTAGTTATACCATTGCATGGCTTTTTCGCGCGTTTTTGGCCCTAATTCTCCTAATCTTTCTAAATTTCGCTTGTGATAAGTTGGTATAAAAGCCATTTTTCTCTCCCTCCTTAACCCTTAATATACATTTGAAAAACGAAAAAAAGCAACCCAATGGCCCCCGCAATAAGGCCGCCTATTACTGTTCGCCAAAGCCAAGTTTGGTTATTTTCGACGTTATCCAACCGCTTGTGCGCGTTGCTTGCCTTGGCGTCCATGGATGCATATTTTACTTTCAATTCCTCGACGTCTGTTTTAATGTTTTTTACGTCCTTCACGTTCTCCTCAATCCTGATTAAACGTTCTTTCACATCGTCTAGGGCATTAGATAGCTTATCTAATAATTGTGCATTGTCACTCACTCCTCGGCTCTCCCTTCTTATCCTTGGTCGTCAATTCGGGCTTGTCCCCCATGATACAAAATCATTATAACTCACAAACTGTGTTTTTGGTTAAAATTTTCTAATTTTCCACTTTTGGAATGTAGTCAAAAATTGTCGGGTCTTCTTGCCCTAATGTCCAAAGAGCTATGCCTTTGCAGCCGTAATTTAAAACCATTTGGGACGTTTTGATAAAGCCGACTTTATCCGAATTATAAGCAACTGAATAGCCCTCCTTGTCGCCAATGTAAAAGCGCCGTAACCATACGCCCGGGTCTTTCATGTAAATTTTGACTTGTTTCGTGCCAATCCATGCCGGTACTTGTGCAATTTGCAAATTTCTATAATCCAAATTCCATGCCTCCGGTGTTATTTCGGTTTGTGTTATATCCTCCGGAAAACCGCTAAAAATCAAATATCCAAATTCATCATATGGTACGTTTCTTTGTACCTCGCCAAATGGATATTTAACCCCATCCACTTCAACCTCTAGCTTTTCCATTGGCTCAAAACGGTCTAGTGTTGCGATTGTTAAGCGGTAAATTTTAAGGGTGCAATTGTTTCCATAGCCTCCATATGCCCGCTCCGGCGGTAAGGTAAAGCTAAAATCTAAATACTTGTTGTCATTCACATAAACCCGGATGCGGCCGTTTAAATATTGAAATTTGATTACAAACCGCCCGCCGACGCTGTTTTTTAATGCTTCGCTCATATCGGCATAACGATTGTTTGCCGAATTTGTAAAATCAATAAACTCTACTTGCTTCGTTTGGAAATTTAAACGGGCTAAATACCCCGCATCAGTATAACCTTCATTTTCTAAAATCCGTATGCCGTATTTCGCGTTTATGTCGGTGGGGTTGACGCGGCAATCTAATTCTATATGGGCGTTACAAGCGAATTTTTTATTTAAAACAATTTGCCCGTCGCTCGTCCGTAAATCGGCCCATACGTGCGCGTCGTCGTTTGCATCGGCTGCTTTTACGCGCCAATAACCTTTCGAGAAACCGACATTATAAAAGCCGTCAATACACACGGTCGAGCTTCCTGTGTTGTACGGCGTCGTCCCGGAGCCCGGCGAATAAGTATTAATTGCGTTTTTTCTGTAATAAGCAAAGTTTGTTAAATCGGTGTTTTCGTCAAATCCTTTTTCCGGGTTTAAGTGTGGGCCAAACATATCTTCCCAAATAATCGCGGGTCTTGGTTGACGCCGCAAAAGCTCGCCTGTCAAAATCATTTGGCTTGGGAATTTAGCGTCCACAATTTGGGAAGTGCCGTCGGGGTTTTTAGGCCCCCGCTTTTTGAGTTTTTGTAAATTGGCATTAAAGATGCAATGGCCGCCCATTAGGTTTGGATTGTAGCCGCTGCAAACGATAAAACCGCCAATCCATGCGTTATTAGTAGGGCCAACCGTTATAGTGTTAGACGTCCCCATGCTCCATGTGCCGCAATCATAGAAATGCCATGACGGATTGGTACGAAACGGGTACCATTCCGGGATGCCCTGCCCTATCGTGTATGGCGTCCCGTTTACGTTAATTGCAAACATATCGTTACCGAAAAACGGGAAACCTACAACGGCAATCAATCTATAAGTGCCTGCGCTCGGTAAATTAATGTTATAGATTAATTGTCCATCTTCTCCGGTGTTTCCTGTTTCCGGTACACAAGCCTTTAAATTTTCGTCGTAAATATACCGCTTTTTATTGACGGCATAAAAATTAAATGTTGCATTTATACCGCCCTCGTTAAAATCGTCCGTGAGCATTTGCGTAACGTTGCCCGTTTGTTGGGACGGGCTACCCGTCACGGCTTGGACGCCTGTAAATATTGGCTTTTGTGTTTTGGAATAATTCGTTAAATAATCACCCGGCCGCTCAATAGATTTTTTTCCGTTGTATGTCCCCAACTCCGCATATTCCGCTTTGAATCGGTCATATACGAATGGGTAAGTAATAATATAATCACTATCCGGGTCGTTAAAGCCGCAAAATGGGATAAAATCTTGGTCATGGAAATAAAACTTCCCATCAGGCGCGGTTTCCCCGTCGTTATGGACATACATGCCATTTTGCAATAGCATCAATTGTTTATAATCGAACGTTACCCCGTAATCTGTATTGTGTAAAGGCCAACGGCGGCCATATCCGGCGTTTCCTATAAATGTTTTATCCGGAGGCAAAACATTTTGGACATGCTTTAAAATCCTGTCGAGCCACCATAAAGGCGTTGACGGGCCCGGTGCGGAGCCGCCCCAAGAAAAGTCATATGACATTATTTGAAATTCGTCTACCGCTTGGTTGCCGTTCATATCAATGCCACTAGCAATCGTGCGATAATCGTGCCAAGCGTAATAAGACGGCTCATAATCGCCTGTCATAGCATATAAGTTTACGCGCAAACCTAGCCCTAACGTAATACAAACTTCATTTTTAACCCGTACAAGTAAATTTTTAAACAAATCCCATTCGCCATCAACGGTGAATGTTTTTTCAAAATCAATTTCAATATCTCTAATAGGGAAGCCGCGAAGTAAGTACAATTCAGCAATGCGCCGCGCTTGGTGAATAAATGTATCTTGTGCGCCGTTTGTATTGTTTAATACAGGCGTAACACGGTCGCCGCTCATGTTGGCTGTGCAAAGAAACTGAATGCTCCAACGAATCCCCGGGTATTTAAACATAAAATACCGCAATGAAGTTGGCACAGGGAGTGCAATGTCACTTTCATCAGCGTTTAGAACCTTTTTGCTAGTATCCGGCCCGTAATAACCGTTGGGATACATTATTTCCGGATAGCGCATATTAAAAACTGTCCCGTCACCCGCTACGCCGAATTCATGCATACCGATAGCGTAAATTTTTTCATGGTATTTTTGTACCATTTCCACAAAAGTACGTTGCCGGTAGTCCCAATTTTCCATTGCGTTAGGGTTTACATCTATATAATTAGGCGAATACCACGGCTCACCCGGGGCAAGCTGCTTATATTGGCTAAATGTCGCGCTCGTCGGAGCATGCAGCGTCCAAGTCATAAATTTTAAGCTCATAACCTACTCACCCCATATGTCCATTGTCTAAATTCCGCTATGCCATAAAACCCTATTCCGACGTCTTTTAAATATATAGCGTCAACTAATTCCCCGTTTTCGTTCTCCATTTTTTCGGTGACTTGTTTATAAAATTCTATCCCAATCCTAAACGAGCCGGCAGGGGCCAACATAAACCGCTGCCTATCAATGTTCATAGGGTGCCCGTTTATCGTAATTCGGTGCTTTTTTAATGGGACGTCCACACTAGCCACGCGGGCCGCTCGTATAGATGCCTTAAGCTCGATTTTATCCCCTGCTTTTGCCCCGTCAAAATAAAATTCCCGGGTGTATTTGTAGTTAAGAGGGTGATAGTCCAAGGCCGGGATGCCTTGATAATGTCGTCCCGGGACATGTCCACCCTCGTTTGTTCGTATTCGTAAAAGGTCAAAATCTTCTTTTGCGTATAATTCCAAATCCAAGCCGGTTGTAACAATCGGAAAAGTGTAGTCCTCATGAAATACGTTTGGAATAACAACAACCTCATGCCCCCGTCCAACGATGTTATAAAACCGGTTTTTGACGTTTTGGTGATAAACCGGCTGCGTTCCTAATTTGACCGGATTGCTAACGGTGTCCATAAAGGCCCTTTCGTTTATGTTAAACTCAACCGGCGCCAACATGTCGGCTGTATGCGGTATTTGCGCGGTTGTCATTCTTCCCTCTTGCAATTGCAAATCGGTTATATTTATCTCGCCGCTAACGTCATCGGCCATCAATTCAAAGTCAATGGATTGAACCTTTTTCCCGTTTATTGCGCCCTCTAATTCCAACGTGTAAATATAGCGCGTCCATTGCTCATTAGTAATCATGAGACCACCTCAACTCGCTTGGGTGCCCTGTCCAAACAGTCGCGATAGAACCCCCTTGCAGCATAATGTCGGTAATATTTACCTCGCCCGTACAATCATAAATTTGCAAATCAATTTCAATTTCGTCAACCTTTTTGGACATATCAACCTCAATCAATTGGGTAAAAAGTTCAAAATTTATCATTCTTCCACCCCCTTAAGCTAATGGAATGAATTTCTCCTCGGTGCTTCCGTCGTCATACGTTATTTTGACGTTTACCCCCACCTTACCATTAGGGCCTTTTACTAGGTTGTTTACGGCCGCTCTAAATGAAATGGAATATGTTTCACGGTGGGAAGGATATACCGTTTGCTTTATATTTTTCATTTGACCCAACGCTCCAACGGCTTTAAAACTAGCCGGGCCGCTATAACCGTTTAGCGCGTCGATTTCCCAACCGTTATTAGTCCAATAGGCAAAGCCATCGTCGGCCCGTGAATTTAATAGATAGTTAAAAACCATTAATTCAAGCATTTCTTGCCTTTCAACGGCATCCTCGGATGCAAATAGCCCTTCGTCGCCAATTTCTCCGGTCAACAAATCGGAAATGCCTTTTGCTTTGCTCTCAAGCTCTACTTTTGTATTCCACGGCTCAGCGACATTGTAGCTCCATTTCATAATGCGGGTGTTTTCGTCAATCCCTAGCTCCGAATCATAAACACGGACAATATCGCCAATGCCGAAATGTTCATGAGATAGCCCCGACAATTGCGAAAGTACCTGTATAGTCATCCGATATGATACCCTCGGTTTGGATAACGTTTCTAATAATTGCTCCCCGTACTCCTTTAAATGGAACGGGTTTGTAAAACGTTCATCTTTTAAAATCCGTACCCGTTTTTTGTTAGTGAAAGAGTAATTTTCGATATAAGGGACGCCGTTGTTGGCATCGGCAATGGAAAGGCCGTTTTTCCCGTACAAGTAAAGCCTTGTGATAAGGTCTTTCGTGTCGTAATGGGCTTCGATTTCTTGCATGTTCTTTTTATAAACAATGGCAGCCCCGGAGTGCTTCGCGCTCGGTTGTTTTAAATGGACAAGTAGCAAATCCGTATCAAAAACAACATCGCCGCCATATACGCCTTGACCCGCCCATATCCCTTGTAATCTGTTTTGACTTTCGTCGTCCAATTTTATGTTACGTCGGGAAGTAATTTCGACGTCCCCAACTCCCCACCCGGTGCCAAGTAGAATGTCGGTAAGAAATTCATATGGTGTTACATCCGTCCATTCCGTCTTTTCCAATGGGTCGGCATATTGCAAATCGTACCATAACGCCTCGCAAAATACCTCAACGGACGGCTCCCCGGTTTTCTTGTTGGATACTTCGCGAATAACGTAAATGGTATCAAACATTTGCACTAAATTTTCGTTGGCAAGAAACTCCCGCTTTTCATCGGTAAACGGCAACGAAAAAGTCAATTCATCAATGCCATTGACTTCTTGCTCTAAAATAATGTCATATGCATTTTCCAAAACGGCCAAAGCATTTTTGTTTTGGTCTAAAATAATTGGCCTTGGCCCTATGCGGGTATAAACTTGCTTTATACTTCTTAAAACGGCGCTGTTATATTTAACAGAGCCAAGCATATTAAACTTGGCTCCGTTGTTGTATTGATACATAACCATGATTTAACCCCCTTAAATCAAAGCGTACATAGTGCCTAAATCTGTACGCGCTAAATATTTTGAATCACTCGCGCCCGTACCGACGGCCGGGAATGTTGCCGGCAATTGGGTTAAGCCTGTCCCTAAATTGGCTGTTCTTACTCCCACAACGTCGCCTGTGCCGTTCATCAACGATGCGCTCGGCTGCGCTATTGTTATATGAACCGCATTATTCCACTTATGACCGTCCAAACGTACACCCGCCGATTGATAGCGGGCAATCCAATACATACCCGGCTCTAAAATAACCGGAGTTTGCAAGTTTTGGACGTTTTGGGCCCCTACTGTTATTGAGAACGCTGCCGTTTGGCCTAGTAATTGGTCGGGCGCTGCATTAACATTCGTGTAAATTCCTAAAATCATGGTTGCGGCCGTTGAGGCCGCATTTACATCAACCCGCAATTTCGTTATTTTTGTACGTTGTTCAATAAAAATCGGGTAAGCGTCAATTGTCCCCGCTGCCATCAAAATATTGTCCGACGCTATCAAATCAGAAACGGTTTTACCCGGCCGAACATTAAGCCACATGGTTTTATTAGGGTTTAATTGCGGAGCATGGCCAAATCCGGCCGCCGTTTGTACCGCTGTTAAACTTGCTTGTATTGTTGATAAGTCTGTTTGTAATGTGGATATGTCGCCCTCGGCCGCTGCAATGTCGCTTTGCAATGTTTCTATAACGGTTGAACCCGCAACTATATACGTCGCGTCCACCGTGATAACATCGCTCGGGCTTTGTTGAGTATTAAATACAACAACCCCAAAGGCCGGCTGTGCGATGTATTCGCTAGGATTAACCGCAATTCCATTTCGTTTTACCGTGTAGTTTGTCCAATTCCTAATTGCCCCCTCATAAATTCTATATCTTAATGTAATGTCTTGCTGGTCGGTCACGGGGGTTAATGTGTGCCCTGTAACCGTCGCGGTCTTCATGTTTAATACTTGCTCAATTTTGTTAATGGAATGAGCAAGGCCGGAAATATGAGCGGATAAAATATCTTGGCTTGTTAAATCCGTGTATGGTGTTTGGGCCATTGTTTACTCCCCCTTTTATAGCCATCTTGATTTACAATAGATTTTTACTTGTGAAATCGTCGCCCCACCGGATACGGTGACGGAGACAGTATTAGTCCCCTTTTTCAAAACGGGAAAGTCTAAATTGCTTAATTTGTCCATCACGGCTACCTTATCCCCATTTGTTTTGAGGATATAGGCCGTGATTAAATCCGAATCCAAAACCAACGTTTCGCTGCTTAATAGCTGCCCCGTAAATGTCATTGTGTTATTCCCATCGGATATAGTAATTGAGCCGTTTGTATTTGTCCCTTTAATTTCGATTTTCGGGAATGAATCAGCCGTCCCTTTTCGGCTAAATTCATACGTCCCGGGGCTGTTATATGTGAAAATATCGTCATCAACAGCATACCAAAACGGGTCAGGGCAATAAAATTTTATTGTCCCTTGGCCGATTGTGTATATTTCTTCAAGCTCCGAATCCTCGGCGACAACGGCCATGATATACTTGTCCGGCTCGTCCGCAAAAATCAGCGGGGCCACTTCCTCGGTATATAACCGCTCGGCCAATGTTCTTACCTTGGCCCGTAAATCCGCAAAATCCTGCCCTTTTATTGTAATTTTCACATCTATTGTGTAGGCCTCCGATTGTTTATAAAACAGGAATGAGCCTTGTCGCCCAACAATCGACAAGGCCACCAAATTTTGAGGGGGTAAAATCGGCCGCTTTACATCATTCACAATGATAATATCCGAAAAATCAATGCCGTTAAAATTTAGCATTAGAATCCCCCTTTACTTCTTGTTTTGGAATCCCGTTTTCTTCTTAATTCTGTGTCCATATACGGCGCAACTACCTTGGCAATGACGCGGCCGTCTAAATGTACCGGTACGACTATTTCAGCCGGGCCGCCGTTTACGTCACTTGGCCCTCCGCTTGGTGCCCCGGCAATCGCCGGCTCAATTTTTGGTACTTGCAATAAGCTGCTCATTAGTTTGGATACGGTTGGCATAGCCCCCGTGATACTGTCGGCAATAGGCCCGCCAAAGTCTAGCTTGTCCAAATCGGATAAAGGCCCTTCTTTTGCCGGTGAAAACGGTAGGAAATTCCGTACTTTTTGGGCTAAATCTTTAACTTTTGAAATTACTTTGCTTGCTGCATTGGAAATACCCTTGGCCATCATGTCAATTAAGCCTTTGCCGGCATTGAAGAAAGTGCTGCCTAGGCCTCGGATAAAGCTAACAATACCGTTTATACCGCTTGTTAAAACACTTTTGGCGCGACTAATTCCACTTTTAAATGCGCTTGAAACGTTGTTCCAAATAGTTCTAAACGTTCCTTGTAATGTGCTTCCAAATGCTTTAATTCCTTTCAAAATGCCGCCGATAAAGTTTAATTGTAAATAGCCAATGAGCATCTTGACGGCGCCGCTTAAAATCTGCTTCACCGCTTCCCAAAGTGCCCGCCAATTACCCGTAAAGAGTGCGGAGAAAAATTTAATGATGCCTAAAATAACATCAATTGCGCCGTCAATAATCATTTTGATAGCGTTCCATGTTGAAAGGACAATATTTTTAATGATTGGCCAAGCTGTTTGCATCAATACGGCAATGGCTGCCATAACCGGCTTGATAACGCCATTAAAAATGACATTCCAAACATTACGAGCGGCTTGCAAAATCATTTGGCCGTTTTGCTGCCAAAACGTCCGTACCTTGTTCATTTGTTTGGTGACAAACTGAGTAATTGCCTTTACTACCGGTTGAATAACACCGCTATATATCCAATTCCAAACGGCAATGGCTGCCGCTTTAATGGCGTTCCAAGCGGTAATTACCGCGTCCTTAAACCATGATGTTCTTGTCCATAGGGCCCATAATGCAGCCCCTACAACCGCAATGGCGCCCGCCACTAATAAGACGGTGCCCATCATGGCGCCTAGACCGGTAACTAATGGCCCAATGAGCATCCAAACGCTCGCAAATGCTGCCCGCATGCCGTTAATAAGGCCAATACCAATGGCCAACGGCGATAAAAGCAGCGTCAAAATCGGTATGAGCATTAAAAAGCCTTGGATAACCTTGGCCAATACCGGATGCGCCTCATTAAATTTATTGATTAAGTTAGCAATAAAAGTAATGAATTGATAAACCCTTATCATTACTGCGCCGAATACATCAACCATTGGTTGAAAGGCTTGTCTAACGGCCGATAACATTTCTTGAAACGCTTGTTGATAGCCCGGCACCGTTTCCATAGCTGCATCATGCAACGCGGAAAACATCATAATAGAGGCAGCGGCGGCGGCCATGGCAACCATTTGGTGTCTCATTAAACCCCGGTTAATCAGCGTGACCATGTCATTTAATTCTTTCATGTTGGCCGTTGGGCCCAACATTTCAAGCGCCAACCTCGCGGGCTGTCCTGCTTTTGCCATCTTTTCAAGGTTGTTTGTTATTTGTAACAACCCATTATTGACCGTATAAAGCGGGTTGCCCATTCGTTCAAAGTTTTGGGCTATCTTTTCGCTTTGCGTACTTCGCGCCATCATGGTTGCAATGGACTCTATAAAACTCATTTTGGCTATGTCGTTGTTCTTCAGCATTTCGTCCGTTATTTTCTTATGGCGCTTGCCCAATTGCTCCAACTCGGCCATAAATTCGGCCGTTGTCCCCTTATATTCCTTCATGGATTGGGCCAATTTAAAAAATTCGTATTGCACTTCTTGTTGTTGCTTTTTGAATGGCGCTAATTTCGCCTTTTGCTCCGCAAAAGCGGCCCGCATTTCTTTGCTCAATTGGCGCCAACTATTGGACATATAAGAGGCATCGGCGCTCAAATTTTGTGACATGCTCCGCATTTCTTTTTCCAAACTCGCCATTTCTCGTTGCATGCGTTTCGTTTCGCGTTCAAATTCGGTAGCGTCTGCCCCAATATCAACGTACATTTCGGCAATGGTTGCCATTAGCTCACCCCCATTAGTTGCTCTAATTCGCGAATTTCTTGCCGCTTTTTCTCCGGGTCAACTTTCTTTTTCTCCGGTTTTAATAAGTCTCTAGGGTTAAGCGGCCGTTTTAAATGCGGCGCTGTTACCCATGCCGCCAATTGTGCGTAATATTCTAATTGCCGCCGCTCTCGCCATTTCCACCCCTCGTAAAGCTCCAAGAATTCGCCGTGTGTGAGCTTGCCTAATTGTTCAGGGGTTAGATTTAAGGGCCCATATGCAATCTGCTTTATGAGCCCCCAATCTAACCCATCTACTCGTTTGGGTTTTCCGTATCCTCGCTTTGTTCGTTTTCGTCTAAATCGTCGCTAAAATCATCTTTTTTGCCGCCTAACAATTTGGATTTTCTTAATGCATCCATCACCGGCTCCATAAGGTCTGTAATTGTTTTACCGTTTTCTTGAATCTCTTTCCCTAACAAATTGCCCACGCGCTCAATAGTGAGGCCCGGGAATTTCCATTTGAGCCCTGCCCAATAAAATGCGCGTACAAGTTTAAAGCCAATTTGTTCCTCTCTCAAAATTCCGGCAATGCCTTTACCAAAAATTTCCTCTAAATCACATGCGGCGTTGTAATCGTATTTTAACAAATACTCCTTGCCATCCAATTCAACTCTCGTATAAGTCACTAAATTACTCATAAGTATTTACCCCTCTCTTATAATTTTTTTTAGCTTGTCCTATTCATAGTTTAATATAAAAAAGCCCGCCGTGATAGTCAAAATTTGGCGGGCCTTGAAATTTTGTTATGGGGTTGTTACAACTTCCGGCTTGCCTGTACCTGTTAGCGTAATACTGTACGTCGCCGTATCATCGTATGGGCCTTCAATTTCGCGGCTCGTAATGACTGCAAACCCTTCCTCTACCTCGGTTGAGCCGACTTCCACCCATCGGCATTTTACAAGCTCTTTATTCCGTTGGGCGTCGCGCAATGCTTTAAATTGGGCATTACCTAAAACATAAACCCCGTCGCATGAAATTTCCCAACTGCCAAGCCCGTAATCATTTTCTTGGTATCCTCCCGGGCTCAATTTGTGTGTAACGTCGATTGTTTCCGCTTCTTCTGAAAATGTCGCGTTTCGCTGCCCTGCAACCGTTACAAAAGTGCCCGGATTGTCTTTGTCTTCCACTTGGATTAAAATGTCAATTCCTCGCATTATTTAAAACCTCCCTCGTTATTGTTTAATATATACCCTAAAACGGCAAATGCCGTGATAGGCCCGTCCTTCGTTGAGTGTTTCTAAAAACTCCCTCTCAATACCTTCAACCGTAAAGCCGGGAATGGTTAGCGGCGCGGCCGTGAGCGCTTGTAAAATTGCGTCCATAATGCGCTTAATTTCCGTTTTCCCCGGCCCTTCGCTCCATGCATGCAATGTGACCGTTATTTGCTCGCCGTAATTGGTTTTTGTGTCGTATGGGTTTACGGTATCGTCCCCAATTTGAATATAAGGCAACTTTGCGCTTTCCTCAACCTCGTCATAAACGCCTGTAACCATTTGGTTTATTACAGGGTCATTAGCCAAACGTTGGTATATTGCTTGTTGCAACGGCCATAATGCCGTTTTTAGTGCTCCTCTCATCATTGTTTAAGCGCCTCCCTCATGGCGGCTAAATAGCGCGGTCTTTCTTCCTCTGCCGCCGGGAATAAAAACGGGTGCGGCTTGGCTCCTCGGGTAACAAAATACTCTTGTCCGTTTATCTCGATGCGTTTAAATTTATATTTATCTTTGTTTTTGCCGGTTTTCGGTACCGGGAAGGCCCACGGCGTTTGCCGCCCGCCTGCTGGATGTTCGGAGAAAATACCCGTCCCAAACTCAACGTATGGGGCGTAAAATACTTTTGTACCTACCCGCAATACATAACCCGGGCCATTTGCCGGCTCGATAGCGATAGACGAGCGGAGGCGGCCGGTGTCAACCGGACAACGTTTTTTTGCTCCTGTTTGGACGTTTAAAGCCGCTTCGTTCACAATGTCCTGTATTTGCTTTAGTTTGGCTTGGCTCCACGCTTGAATGTCCTGTCTTGCTCGGCTAAAATCGGCCTTCATGGTTACTCTCACGCTCTCACCCCTCCCGGCAATGTATTTCTAATTCAATATTGCGTTCCTCTTTGTTAATAATATACTCAATGTGAAAAATGCGGCCTTTAAAATTAATCCGGTGCTTTGTTTTATCAATACCCGGTCTGTATCGAATCGTTACAATATGGGTTAATTCTTGGCCTCGTTTTTCGGCAATTGTTACCTCGCTGCCGTTTGCCGGTCTAACCTCGGCCCAAACCGTCGCAATTGGTACCCAATTAGGCAACCTATTCCCCCCGCCGTCGTTGGTAGTGCCTTGGTTTTCTTCAATCGTTACCCGGTGCCGCAATCGGTTAATGTCCATGTCATCACCCCTCGATTATCAAAGGCTTTAAAACCGAATTGCCCTGTTTGCTGTCAAATCCTCTGAATTGAATTACACGATACCGTTTTAATGTTGAAAAATCCGGGGCAACCGGCTTGCCTCGGTTTTCGTACTTCTCGGCGATGCGATTTAAAACCCATTCTTTAACCGCTGCCGGCGCCTCATTCTCAATTATGGTAGTTGTCCCATCCGGGTTAGTTACAACCGTCGAAAAATCGGTATTTAAAAATTGCTCTGCCTCGTCCATCGCTGCCGCTTTCAATGTTTCGATAATGTCCGAATCTGTCCCCGGGTCAATCCTCAAATAGTTTTCTATTTCGTTAGCTCCAAAAGTTATTTTAAGAGGCATCATTTAGCCCCCTTTTTGCCCCGTTTTTGGCCCTTATTGGCGTTTTTCTCGGCCTCCGGTACATTTACCTTTGCCTCGTCGTTTTGCGCCTCATTTGGCCCTTTTTGAGGCTCAACAATTTCACAATATCCTGCTCTCTCCCATGCCTTCACTAATTCCGCATCAGCTGTATAAGTTCGTCCCGGACTATAAACCCCTTGGTAACTTGAAAATGATGTTTTGGCCTTAAATTGTAGCTCTGCCATAAAAACACCCCCTCGAATTTATCAAAAAAGCCGGCGGGCGCGATGCCCCCGGCCTTGGTATTTAATTATTGTACTTTCAATACGCGCAATGCTTCTGGGCGTTTTACATATCCACCAACGCGGCGTTTGTAACGGAAACCAATTAAGCCCTCGTTAATGTAAAGCTCATTAATGCGCGTAATAAAACCTTGTTGACGGTCAATAATTTGGTACCCTGCTTTAATATCTCCGAAAATAGCAACCTCTTTGCCCGTTTCAATTGTGTCATCCATTGGTTCAACGTTGTAAACCGGTTTGCCGTTAAACAGGCTTGGCGCTCCCGCTTGCAAAGACGGTTGCCATAAATATTGGTCGTTTTTGTCTTTCATTAAGCGCATAGCCATTTCAATTTTAGGGTGTACGAGATAAACCCCATTTTTACGAGCAACGGCCGGTACTTCATAAGCCAATCTAATCATGTCATCGGCTGTTAATGAAGCCGCTGCCGCTGTGTCCACACGTTGGACAACCGTACCATTTAAAATACCCTCCGGTTGGTGATTCGCATGGCCTGTACCTTTCAAAAATCCGGCTTCCTCTAAATCCGCGTATGCTTGGGCGAACGAATCAATTAAATATTGTTGCAAGTTTAGGTCGCTGTCTTCTAATTCATCCTCCCCGATTTTCGTTAATCCGTACGCGTCTTCAACATATGCAAATTGTTCCGTTGGCACTAGGCTGCTTTCATAGTCCGCCAACGTTTGTGTCGGGGCAGTAAGCTCGATTTTACCCCACCCAACCGTTAATTCGTTCATACCAATGCGACGGATGCGGTCACTTTTTGTAGTTCTCACACTAGCAAGTGAGCGAATAACGTTTAATTGCGGCAATGCGCGGTAAATTTCATTGTCAATGTCGTACGGTACTAAAATGTCGCCCGTCGCATCTTGGACAAGGGCTTTTTCTTCCCGTGTGAGGCCGCTCAAGCCTTCGCGCAAAAACTTAAAAAATGCTGCTTTCTTTTCTTGCTCTTTAGGGTCTTGGGCTTGTCCACCGCCCGACGGCATGCGGTTTGCTTTTGTTGCAAGCTCGTCAATTTGAGCTTTGATTTTATCCATTTCAGCGTTGATTTTTGCAATAGCGTCTTTTGTTTCTTGTGTAGCTTGTCCAAATTTTTTAATTTCGTCCTCTTGGCGTTGGCCCATAGACTTTAATTCATTAAACGCCGTTTGTAGTTGGTCTTGCAATTGTTTCAAATCCATGCCCTCTCAACCTCCTAAATTAATGTTTTTGTGCAAAATGTTGCATTTCCTGCAACATTTTTAATATTTCCTCGGCGGCTTTTTCCTCATCGTCCGGGTTATGAGTGCCTTTTGGCGGCTCATAGTTTTTCCCTTCCGATGCGTTCAAAAGTGCCGTTAGTGCCTCAATTGCTTGCTCGACTAATTTTCTATTGGCATCGCTTAATACACGGCCGGCTTTTAATTCGTCGTCAATCCATTGTTGCATTTTATAGAGGCTTGGCGTCAATCCTTTCGCCCCTGTAATGATCGCTTGGTCGTTAGCGGCGAATGTAACCGGCGAAAACTCCCATAACTTAACTTCTTTAATTCGTCGGATGTTGTTTTTCTTGTCCCATTCGTCTTTAATAGTATTATAGCCAATAGAAAGCTCGTCAATTACTCCATCCTTAATTAATTGTATAACATCTTTGCCTAGTTGAGTATTGCTAATTTTGGCTTTGACGTACAATCCGTGAGTGTCCTCCTCCATGTGTACCGGCTTACCGATTGGTTGCCATGGGTCATGCTGCCATAAAACCTTTACTCGCTTGCTTTCTTTGATAGTTTTTGTGAACGCTCCCGGCTCGATAACGTCCCGGTAGCTGTCCATATTGCGGAAAACAGCGGCATAACCTTCAAAAGTATAGTCATCGGTCGCCTTTACCTCAAAACGGAAGTTTTTAAACTCCATTTCTCGCATAGGCTTGTCCTCCTTTTCATTATAGTTTAGTTGGTTTTATTTTACAACATTATAAATCTCCGTGCATCGGCATTGTATAACTTCCTCGGGCTCGCCGCTGGGGTCGCCCGGAAACATGAGGCCGTTGCTATACGGTTCGTCCATTGGCCGCTTTTCGCCGTCAATTTCCTCATGGCTCTCTCTTACCCGGTCATCACGGGTAGACAACCATTGTTTTTCAAGGTTTAACCCTGTTTGTTTGGCTGCAAAGCGGTTGCCGGCGTTGGATGCCCCTATTACTTCCGTCCGGGCAATAACCTCGCTCCGGTTCGGTATAATTTGCTCTAAATATAAATCGTCAATTTTGGCCGCTATTTGCTCGATACTTTCACCCGCCGCCTCTGATTTCTTTATAATGTTTCGTATCATTTTTCTTGTTGTTTCCGTGATTTTTACAACCTTTTTGGCCACGGTCGTTGCAATAAACTTTTGTACGGCCTTGTCAAATACTTTAAAAACTGTTTCGAGCGGGATTAATGGGGCTTTTGTTTCCATATCAAAACCGGCGCTCTTTTTAAAGTTATCCATGAGCGCGTTGCCGAATGTGTCCATGACTTCAACATACGTTTCCGCTAATAGCTTTTGCCATGCCTTTTGGTCAATGGCGTCTAACGCTTCCTTTTCGCCACCCTTTTTATATGCTTCAATAACTGCTTTTCGTTCTTCATCAAAATGCTTTTTAACTTTCTTGGCGACGGATTTATAAAACTTTTCCCGGCCGCTCTCCATCGCTTTCCAAAAGGCTGCTTTTTGCTCCTCGGTTTCGATGTTTAGGGCCTTAACGTTTAAAAAAAAATTACTCTTTTGGCCTTCTTCACCTTGACCGCCTTCATCATTTTGGTTTTCGTCATCGTTTTGCGCCATCGTCGGCATTGGTGTATAAAATTCGTCGCCACCCTCGACGGCGCCGTACCCCATTTCCTCGCGTGCTTCGTTCTTCATGATTATGCCGGCAATGTAGGCCTCTTTCGCTCGTTTATAAACGGCGTCGCGGTTTTCTTGCAATGCCTCAATGGCATCTTTGTTGTAATCTAAATAAAGATTGTCGCCAAATTTAGGGACTAGCGCGGCGTTGAGTTTGTCCCGGATTCGGTCAAGCATCGGCAAAACGGCCTCAATGTATAGCGCTTTGCGGGCCTCTTGGTAGTTGGAAAATGTTTTTTGCTCGCCGTATCCGACGATTTCCGGCGGTACCCCAAAAGCGGCGCAAATCTCTAATACGCTCCACTTTTTGGCAGCGATAAAATCCATGTCTTTTGGTGATAAACTCATTTCCTGCCATTTGAGGCCGCCTTCTAATAATAGCGGCTTGCCTGCATTGTCCGCGCCTCTATAACTCTTGTCTAATTCATTTCTCAAATTCTCGTATTGGGCATCAGTCAAAATATCCTCGGTCACTAATGCCCCGCTCGGTCGCGCCCCATTGTTCAATAGTGCGTTATTCCAAGCGTTTGCGGCGTTGTCGTTGTCGATACCTCGGGCCGCTACCTCGATAGGAGAAAGGCCGTAAAAATCGCCAATCGGGTTAAAAAATTTCAAGTGAGCAATACGGCTTTTGTCTAGCGGTATTTTTTGGTCTCCCACTTGGTACACATACCCCGCAATATAATTCATTGCATCCGGTACAATCATCATTCTATCCGGCCGTAATGGCCATAATTCGCGCGGCGGCGCCGTTTCGCTCGGGCTCACCATGTCTAAATAGCTGTTTCCTGCAATGAGCGCATAAGCAGCAAATGCCTCGATTAATTCAGCCCGGCTCATAAATTCGTTGGGCCTGTCCAATAATTTAAGCAAATCATGCTGCAAAATTTCTTTTCGTTCGCCTTTGCTATCCACTTGGTACAAAATCCAAGGGACGCCCGCGCAACCTTGGGCAATGGCTTGGATACAACGATAAACCCACACATTGGCATTGTATCCCTCTTTTGAAAAGTTTTCATAATTTCGCTCCGTCCATTGCGGTTGCAATCCGATAAACTGAACAATTGCCCGGTGCACCTCCGACGCTTTTTTGCGGAAGGCGCGAAACCTTAAAAGCTCTTTCCAATTCACTTTTTAAATTCCTCCTTTCTCAATTCAATAATACTATAACTGCCGCATTTTTGGTTGTTTTTCCATCATTTCGGCTAAACCTGTCAAAGCGTCCGGCGCGTCATCGTGTGCGTTTTTCCCTTCGCGTTGATAACCCATAATTGCCTTGTAAAATTCCGGCCATCGGTCATGCCAATTGACCGGAAAATAAATATGGTTCATTACATATGTCGCGTTTGTTAAGATGCGCGCCCGCTTGTTTTTCGTTTGGTGGAACCAACGTATAGCCACTTTTCGGCTTTTGTACTTTTCCCAAATCAACCGCTCAACGTTTCGAGCAAATCCCCGGCCCCCGTTGTTGCTCTCAATCATGGCCAATCCTACCTTGTTTCTTACCAACATTTCAGCGGTTGCCGGTTCGGTTACTTCCATGCCGTCCTTTGTATAAAGAACGTCCAAGATATAAAGCTCGCCGTTGTAAATACCGGCGCAAATGCTCGCCAAATAGTCATCCCCGGTGTCCGCCGTATCCGTATAGTTAATAATACCCTCGAAAATAACGTTGCCGTTTTCGTCTTTTGGCAACTCGGTATAGGTTTTAATTTGCTTGTATAACCGCCCCTCGGCATTTAATGTCTTTTGGTGATAGTTTGCAAAGAAAATATTTTCGTCAACGTTGCGGCGCAATGACAAATAGCGCTTTTTACTTAAGAGGCTTGGGCAAAGCATTTGGTCGTATTGCTCGTAATATGCTTCCATGCGCAACTCAAACCATTCCCGGGCCTCTTGCTCGTTTGCAAGGATGCGGCCGCATATGTCTAAATCACTCCATCGGGTATGGTTAATAATCTCGATGCCGCTAACCCCGTTTTTCTCCTCCAAACGGCTTTTAAACGTGCCTGTGTACCATAACCAAATTTTATTTAAGCGGTTTTCGTTATAAGCCTCCTCGGCGTCTTTTATAGGGTCGTCAACAATCGCAATATCGGCCCCTTTACCGGTGATACTACCGCCAACCCCGGCGCCAATGTAGTTGAAAAAGTTACCTTCGAGCGCCCATTTTTTATAGGAGGCATCGCCTTTTTTAATGCGGGTGTTTGGGAAAATATCGCTATAAACGATTTCATGCGGATATAACTTTTTTTCGTCTATCCCGTCCCGTGTATAGCGGGAAAACTCTTGGGCCATATCGTCATTGTACGAGCATGTCATAATCTTTTTGGTTATGTCTTGGCCTAATACCCACTTACAAAAGTTTACGAGCGTCCTAGATTTCCCCATACGGGGCGGCATGTTAATCATGAGTTTAATATAAACGCGGTTGTCCTCCATGCGCTCCCAATTGAATTGCTCAATAAACCATTCCGGGGCAACGCGCTCGCATATTTCACGAAAACATTGTTTTGTTAATCGGCGCTCGTACAAGGCTTGCAACGTTTCGCAATAAAGCTGCAAATGCCAACGCTCTTTTGTGTAAAAGTCCGGGCTCTCCAAACGGCAATATTCCCAAAAACTCCGGCGGGCCGCTCTTATTCTCTTTTCGCGAATGAGCATAAACAGCTTTTCTTTTTCGGCCCTGCTCATTGTTTTATTCATCGCCTTGTAACTCCTTCAATTCTTTGTCTAATTCTTCATCGCTCAAATAACTTAAATCTTTAACGCCCACCTCGCCGCTATGCTCAATATGTTGTTTATCCCTCCAAACATCCGGGCGGCGGTTTTTGAGCCAAAATATTTGGGCCGTTGTGTCCGGTTTAACGTATTTCAAAACCCGTTTGGTTGTAACTAATTCTTTCTTTGTTTCGCCCGTTATCGGGTCGCGTACTTCCATCAATTCCTGTGTTTCCTCCCAATAATAATGGCCTCGGGCGTTTTCCAATAGTTTGTTTTCAATTTCGGCGTCAACAACTTCTTTGCCCTTTCTCACGGCCTCGGCAAATTCCGGGTATTTTTCGAGCCAATTATAAAACGTTTGGTGACTAATACCTAACGCTTTACATATATCAATGTCCCGGTATCCATTCCGGGCCATTTGTTCAATTTCGGGCAACCGTGTTTCTATGTCCAATTTTTCATACAAGCTCTTTCGCGCCAT